CTGGACCCAACTTGCCGACAGCCCTTTAGATGCTGACGCCAAGTTGGCGTGGCAGCTCTACCGTGAAACGCTGCGCATGGTGCCCGAGCAAGCTGGGTTTCCTTGGAACGTGCAGTGGCCACCTGTACCTGCTTAATTATTCGGCAGTATTATTAAATAAAGGTTATTAGTTATGGCAATTGATTTTCCTTCTAGTCCAACAACAGGACAAGTATTTATAGTCGGTTCTGTTACCTATATTTGGGATGGAACTAAATGGACTTCTTCTGCAACTAATAGTCCTTTTAGTTTAGGTAGCGCATCAACGCCATCTATTACCTTTATTGGTGACACTAATACAGGACTTTATAGCCCTGGAGCTGATCAGGTTTCTATTGCAACATCAGGTTCTGAACAGATCAGAATTGGTTCTAATGGAGAAATTGGAATAGGTGGTGCCACTTATGGTACAAATGGCCAAGTCTTAACGAGTTCTGGTTCAGGATCTGCGCCTTCTTGGTCAACACTTCCAACATCTTTAGTTCCAGCTGATATTGGAGTAACCGTTCAAGGTTATGATGCAACAACTCTAAAGAGTGCTGATATTGGAGTAACCGTTCAAGGTTATGATGTAGACACAGCTAAACTCGATGCAGCACAAACTTGGTCTGCAGCTCAAACATTTGGAGCTGATTTAACACTTAATTCTCAGTATGATTTGCGTTTTGCAGACGCAGATAGTAGTAACTGGGTTGCTTTCCAAGCACCTGCAACTGTTGCTAGTAATGTTACTTGGACCCTGCCAAATGCAGATGGTACAACAGGTCAAGTATTAAGTACTAACGGTGCAGGTGTTTTAGCTTTTGCTACTATTGCTGCTGGGTCTTCTCTAAATGTCGCAAGCAAAACAAGCGCCTACACAGCAGTAGAAGCAGATTCAGGCTACATGCTTTTATGTAGTGGCAGTTGGACTTTATCTTTAACTGCAGCTGCTACATTAGGAGATGGCTGGTATTTGTTTGTTAAAAATATAGGAACAGGAACAATTACTATTGACCCCAATGCTTCTGAGCTTATTGGAGGTGTATCAACTGCTGCGCTGAATCCCGGTGATTTATGGTTATTTTCTTGCACGGGAACTGCGTTTGAACTGAATAGATTAGAAGGATTTAATTATCAAGACTTCTCATCTTCTGGAACATTTACTGTGCCTTCTGGAGTTAGGCGTCTCTTTGTCCAAGCTTGGGGAGCTGGAGGCGGCGGTGGAAGAACTAATAATAACTATCTAATAGGTTCAGGAGGCGGAGGAGGAGGTTATGGCGCTGGGTATGTAAACGTTACACCTGGCGACTCTTGTACGATTACAGTTGGAACTGGGGGTTCAGGGGCTTCAAGCACCAACTCCTTCGGTACTAGCGGTGGACAGTCTTCATTTGTACATTCTTCAAAAACTATTAGTGGAAACGGAGGATCAGGAGGAGGATACACTAATCCAAGCAGCGCTGGAGCATCTGGCGGGTCAGGTAGTGGAGACTGGAGTCTATCGGGATCCTTTGGATTAGGATTTCTTGATACACAAAGTAATTCTATGTCTTCATTTGGAGGATTTGGAGCATCCGGCTCCAGGGGAGGTCTTGCATTAACTAACGGTGGTACTCTTGCATTTTATAATTTTGCTTATCCGAGCTCTCCAGGTGGCGGCGGTGCAGGAGGAGGTGCTCTTGGAAGTGCCCAATCTGGCTCAGACGGTCTTGTACGTATTCAATGGGTGTAATCATGTCTAATTACGCAATTATCGAAAACGGTATCGTTGTTAATACCGCAGTTGCAGAAGCCGATTTTGCTAATAGTCAAGGATGGGTCCAGCTTCAAGGCAATGCGGGTATTGGCTGGGAATACGATGGAAACGCTTTTAAGAATCCAAACGCATTAACAGAGCAAGAGCTATTAGCCTTGAAAGCAAAAAGCTTAAGAGAGCAGCGCAACCAACTTTTAAAAGAAGAGGTTGATGTGCTTAATCCTTTGCGTTGGGAATCAATGAATGCACAATTACAGGATTCCTGGCGAACTTACAGGCAAGCACTTCTAGATGTTCCTCAGCAACAAAATTTTCCAGAAACAGTTGTATGGCCAGTTAAACCTCAGTAGTTAATTACATTATTACTTCTTAGCTGTATTTATTTATAATGGGTACAGCTTTTTAATGTACTCATGCGGATCTCCGATGCTGGCCTAGCACTTATCAAAGAATTTGAAGGACTCCGCTTAAAGAGCTACCTTTGTCCAGCTGGCGTCTGGACTATTGGCTGGGGACACACTGGCCCTGATGTAAAAGCCAATATGACCATCAGCGAAGACCAAGCTGATCGGTTTCTCCGTGCTGATGTAGCGCAGTTTGAACGGGCCGTACAAGATCTGGTTGTTGCTAGGATTAACCAGGCACAGTTTGATGCCTTAGTCTCCTTCACATACAACTGTGGTGCTGGCGCATTAGAGCGTTCTACCTTAAGGAAGCGTCTTAATAACAACGAAGATCCTAATAAAGTTGCAGAAGAAGAGTTACCTAAGTGGGTTAAGGGTGATCATGGTGTCACTCTCCCAGGTTTAGTAGAGCGGCGAAAGAAAGAAGTTCTACTGTTTACTTCAGGTCGAGCAGAGAAACAGAAGCAAAATGAAATTGATATTACATGTACTGTTGATACCTTTCTTAAAAAAGAACCAATTCCCAGTGGTGATCTAAGGCCGGATCAAAAGGTGCGCATCAAAGAAGATCGCAGCTATAAAGGTGTAGAAGTTATTGCTAAAAAAGATAAACATACACAGCTTGTATTCCCTTATAACCTAGGTACCTGGTGGGTTTTTGATGAACACTGGTATGGATTAAAAGGTGTTCTTAATCACCCTAAAGATAAAGCAGAGATTAAATATGATGGCGTTAAATTAGCTGTTCCCTATCAATCACAGCGTGATAACTATAGAGATGCAAGCCGTACTTGCTTCTCCTCTGCTTGCGCCATGGCTGCCATGTACCTACGCCCTGGTTGCATCAGTACTGATAATGATTATCTTAAAAAGGTTTTTGCTATTGGTGACACTGTTGAAGTGGCCACTCAACTCAAAGTTCTCCAAAGCCTTGGCTTTAGTCCTAAATTCAAACAGAATGGCACCATCGAAGAGCTCAAGCAACGCCTCGATGAAGATGTACCCTGTCCAGTTGGTATCCTCCACAAAGGCCCTGCCAATGCCCCCACAGGTAGTGGTCACTGGATCTGTGTGATTGGTTACCAGGATGAAGCCAAGAAGTTCATTGTCCATGACCCCTGGGGACAACTTGACAACTACACTGGCGAATACAAAACAACCAATGGTAAAGAAGTGCTCTATACCTACAACTTCTTCTATAGGCGCTGGATGGTAGAAGGAGAAGGTACGGGCTGGTGGATTGACTTAAAGTAAATTACTATTGCAAAAAATCTGTACCTATGGACACCATTATTTCTGATTTAGAAACTGGTCTGCAAGTTCAACTCTCCTCTCTTGCTGAAACAATTCGAGAAGAGGAAGAAAAGATCTTACGTAATAAAGAAGGTTATCTTAAAGTTCAGGGTGCTCTTGAGATTCTTACGGTGATCAAACAGCGCCAGCTGGAGCAAGCAGCTCAAGAAACTAAAGATCAGCTGACTGTTGCAGGACTAGATTGATGTTGGGAGAGTTCACGCCAGGTCGTTATCGAGCACTGGAGTTAATTGCAGATCATGTTCGAGAACCCTCGCGTGAACTCCGTTTGGACGCAATTATCTGTGATATTTCTGATGAAGATCTACGGTGGGTGACGGATCGAATCCACCACTTCATTTTGAAACTATTAGAAGATGCAGAGTATGACCCTGCAGATGAAGAATCGGGATGACAGGATTTGAACCTGCGGCATCTGCGTCCCAAACGCAGCACTCTGACCAAACTGAGCTACATCCCGAGATAGGAGCGGTGGGACTCGAACCCACAAGGTCAAAGACCAGCGGATTTTAAATCCGCAGCGTAGACCAATTCCGCCACACTCCCTAACGAACATAGTTTAGCGGATAGTACAGGTTTGTGTGCCCTAATTTGATGTTAGGAATTATGAACAAACATGTTCCATAGTGAGAACGATTTACTAGCTAACTTAATTGTTCTTAGTCCTAAATGTGCACGCAAGAAATTCAGAGAATCTATATTTGAAGCCTGGCATTACAAATGTGCTTACTGTGAAAAGCAACTTTGTGATCGCACTGCAACCATTGACCACGTAATCCCTAAACATAAAGGAGGTCACAGCACACGCAATAACCTTGTTTGCTGCTGCACCTCTTGTAATAAATCAAAAGCATCTGAGCTACCATTTAACTGGTTTACTAGCAAGCATTCTTTTTATTCTGAGGAGAGAGCAAGTAAAATTAAAGAGTGGCTTAATCAAAAACCACAGACTGTATCTTTATTTAGTTTTATTGATTCTGTTGTAACAGCATGATGTATCCAGGGGACGAAGCAGAACCAACGCCAGAAGTCTTTTTGAAAGACTTCATGCAACAGAAGGGTTTAATGCCGCCTCCTGATCCAGATGCTGTTATTGCTGAATTAAAAACAGAACGTATTCCTGAGTACCGCAAAATTATTGGTGTAGGTATCCCAAGTATGGAGATTACCAGCAAAGAAAGATATCGCAATTATTACGGTTAATGCCATGGCAGATCGAGCTAAAGCACAAAAGCTAGCTAAGGATCGAATGGCTTGCAACAAACCACAGCGTACTCCTAACCACCCGACCAAATCACACGTGGTTAAAGCATGTGAAGGCGGTAAAGAAAAGATTATCCGCTTTGGTCAGCAGGGAGTACAAGGAGCAGGTAGAAATCCTAAGACTGCCAAAGATAAAGCAAGAAAGAAATCATATTATGCTAGACATAACGCACAAGATCCCAACCCAGATAAGATGTCGGCTCGTTACTGGAGCCACAAAGTTAAGTGGTAAAACCAATGGCTAAAGCAAAAATGGAACCCAAGGCAGTTTGTTACTGCCATCTTGTCCAGCTTCTGCGGGATACATCACATCTGTTGAATCAAACTTATATTGTCCACTGGAATCTGATGGGCAGTAAGTTTTATTCCATTCATAAATTAACGCAAGAGATTTATGAAGAAATGCAAGAGGGTTTAGATACTATTGCAGAACACCTGCGCTCTCTTGATATCAGCACACCGCTTAGCGTTGAGGATCTCAATAGTTCGCCCATGCCTCCCATTCCTGAGAGCTGCTTTGATCAGGATGGGATGATTCGTGCACTTGCTATTAACCATAATGGTTTGGCAGAATCATTTAACCAACTTGCAGAAGAAGCTGAAGTTTTAAAAGATCAGTTGACCTTAGACTTAGCTGTAGAGCGTGGCCGCGCTCATAAAAAATTCCAGTGGCTTTTAAAATCTAACTTAGGCTGACACCATGGTTACTTACTTTCAAGATACAATTTTTGATATCAGCCCAACATTAACAGCACCTGGCAACGGTAATTTATTACAAGTTGCTGTTAATAATACTTTCTCAACTCAAAGTTATACTTTGATTGTTATCGTTGCTAATGTTAATAGCCATGTAGATGTTTCGTTAGATGGTAGTATTGATGGTACTAACTTTGTTCCTATCATTGCTAGCCAGCGAGTTGCAGCAAATGGCGCTTCTGTATTTTCAGTAACTGGGCGTCCAGTAAAGTGGATTCGTCCTGTTTTTATTACAGAGTCTGGCGGTACTGATGCCACTGTGAGCTTCCAAGTTGCTGCAGCATGATGAACCCTACTCCGGAACAGCTGCTTGAGCGTTACAAAACGCTTGTTACCATGGCCTTACCGCCAATGGTTGAAGGCTCTGATGAAGACCTCGGCTACATGGGGACCCCTTCCTTTGCCGTTGATCAGAGGTATATACCGTTACGAAATACAACTACAATCTGATGGTAGCAAAAAATTGCACAACTGTTAGGATGTAGAGACGGATTGGTAAATTTTCAATGGATGCCAATGCCCTAGATCTGCCAATTGATAGCGAATTCGCAATTCATGCAGCAGCCCTGGCAATCAAAGACCTAGATCGAGATGAATTAGAAGAAGCGTTTGTTGACATGCTTCACATGAAGATGATGGATCGGCAAATGTTCTTAAGCATCTTGAAAGAACATGGTATTGATGCCGACATTAGCTTTCAATTTCAAACTCACAACCAAGTCAACTGATAATGCCTACCCTTACATTCCAAGGTACTGACGATACCTTTACCGCTTCTGGTTCTGAAATCACCTACAAAGGCGATGGTCTTCCTAATGATGCGAGTGGCGACCTTTGCCAACGTGCTTTCCTTGTTAACCCCGCTAGCACTGGCGACTTGATTGTTAAAGTTGATAGCAGTGTTGGTGTTGACACCATCCAGATCTTCCAAGAAGACGACTTCACGGCAGGCAACCCTCCAACCGGCTATCAGAAGTTCTTCAACATTGCTAAAGCTGGTAAGAGCAAAGGTGTTGTTGCAGTTAACGTAACAGATGCCAGCAAAAACTACGTGGTGATCCTGACCACACCTGACGCCTACAGCGAAATCAGCTATAACGGTTCTGTTGTTGTTCCGTAAGACTTCTGTCTTATATCAATGAGTACAGCCTCCAGTTGATCCGGCGGTACACACCCTGTCGGATCCACACTGGCATGGAGCAGTACTCTCCATATCGGGCCAAGGAAGACGGTCCGTGGATGATTGGTTACGGTAGTAAGCGAATAGGGCGCAGTGCTGTCACGCCCTTCTTGCGTTGCACACGTAAACAGATTGAAATCCAGCTGGAGAAAGACCTGGAGGAGTTTGTTTTTATCCTGCAGGACCTTATCTTTATGCCTTTAAATGAAAAGAAGAAAGGTGCAATTTTAAGTTATGCCTACAGTATTGGCATCACTAAGTTTAAAGACTGCAGGTTACTCCAGTTAATTAATAGTGGTGCAAATCGAGAAGAGATTATAAAAGAATGGTCTCCTTATATCAATAAAGAATGTCTACGTAATCAACGCTTACTAGAGCGTAGACGCAGTGAATTAGATGTTTATTTACAACCAGATACAGATGTGCCCCTACTGGTGAAGCACAACTGTAAGTTACCAAAGTGTCTGCTTAATATTGCAGAGAACTTTAATGGTTCTCCAACTCAAGTTAAAGCTATTGAATTTTTAGAAGAACACTTGCTTAGGCTTGATCCTAAACATGAAATTATTGATGAGTTTTTTAGGCTCTGGAATCAACGTCCAAAGTCAACTGGATCTCGTTCACTTTATTCTCAAGATGATCTAGAGCAGCTTGAAGCTCTAAGATTTGCAAGTAGTTTAATTCCTCTGGAGTTAGATCAATCACTGGATAATTAGGTTCCATAAGTATTAATTAACCGGTTTAAATACCAGTTTGCCTTGCGTAGATCTTGAATTGGATTCTCTTTTGCTTCGTATCGCCAGATATATTTCATGATGCATCCCTTTAAATAACCACGATATGCCTCTGTTGTTGAAGAGGAGTCGATAGCGTCAATGCACTCTATTGGACCGAACGTATAGTGCGAAGGATGATTTACTTTGTCGTCTTCCATGGAGTGTTTAGTTCTGCAAGAATATTAGTATGGCATTTGCAAAGAGTCAATCTTACCGGGTTGATAACCGGTACTCCCAAGCACGTGATGTTGCAGACAACGATTCTGCGCTGAGCTTTCTTAATGAATATATCCAGACGCGAAAAAATAACTCTAAACTGCCTATAACAAGTGAACGTGCTGAGGATGACCGGTTTATTTTCCCCGCACTTACTGGCACTGTCCCCGTCGGTGCATTACCTTTTGAGCCACGCGGTTCTTCCAGTGTCGGCAATACTGACGGGTCTGCTTCTTTCCGTAATACTTTTAGGGCTCGATAATTTAACATCAAAGGATAACTCGGCCAATCGTTGAAAAAGCTTCTTCAAATTTATCAAGCCTGGTAAAACCTAGTTCTTTAGGCGGAAGGAATACAAAGAATCCCCACTTCAAGGGATTATCCAGCTGGTAAAAGTTACGGCCATGTAGTAACTTAGGTCGTTCTTTTGGTATACAGATTGGATAATCCCAGATGCTTTGTTGCTTCCGCAGTGTTTCATGTGCTGTTGTAAAAAACAATGCAGAGTTAACAAAACCCATCTTCCAATCTTTCTCCAGGCGCCGGAACCAAGCTACCGCTGGAGACATACCACCGAATCCACCACGTGTGGACCAGCGCCAGGATCCACGCTGCTTATTAAATGAGCAGCGACCATACGTTGGAGGGAAACAATAAACATTCCCACTCCATGGCTCTTGTTTATTTAAAGCATCATCTTTTTTAGAAAAGATTTTTTCTGCTTGAATAAACTCTTGGTTTACTTTTTCTGTAGAACCTGGATCTAAATCAATATAATCTAACGTGTGATAAATAAGAGGTAGGTAAGAAACAGGGGTGCACCAATCATCTTCTAGTCGATAAATTCTATAGAGAGTGTGATAATTGCGTGCACGTGCACCACCTTGTTTATGCATTATTCAGTATCACTAAATGCCAAAGGTTGATCACGTTGATAGCAAACTAAGGACATTTCTTTTTCATCTTGAATAATAAATAGTCCTGCAGTTTTTGGATTAATAGATTCTGCCCTGGCAATAGCTTTCTGCATTACATCAGCAGGTCCTTCCATTTCACGATTCCTGAGATCAGATTGCGCTTCCATCAAGGCAGCAACCGTTAAATAGAACATTGAGTTAGTGGGATCTTCCACCCGTGGCAAATAAACCATGGCGCCAGGACCTTCATTTGCGTAGAACTTCTCATAGAAGTCACACATGTCCGCACAGACCCTCTCGATCACAAGTTGGGTCATCTGTTTCTCCCCACCAGTCTTCACGTTGGAGAGCATTCCGTTGATTAACCTTTGCCGCCTGTTGCTCATCTTTAATAAATTGTCCGAGACCTGTTTGGTGTAATGTTTTACAGAGCTTAGGTAATGGTTGGTAAATGACAACCATCTTTCCCATGTTGCCTAGTTTTTTGATGAGTTTATTTTTCTCATCTTTTAACTTGGTTAATTCACCCTGTCTAATTAAATATTCAGCTACACAACGATACCGTCGTTTTGTTGCCAAGTCAATATCGGGAAACTTCTCACAGATTGTGGCTGCTTTCATGTCACTAAACGTAATACGAATCTGATCCGCTAGCGACAATCCATGAATTAAATCTGTACTTGTTACCTCGTAACTCTTTACAAGTTCCAGATAACGCTGAAGGTCCAGGGTTTCAAATGAACCTTCAGGAGGTATGAACGGTTGCACTTGAGCTGCCAATGAAGCTTTTAAAACCTCGTGGTAGTTCTCAACGGTAACTAAACTAATGTCTAGATCCGTAAAACGATAGCTCATCAATAGTGATTATTTTCTATAGCCTAACCATTTTTTGCTTGTTTGCAATAGCGCATACGCTCTTCCCACTGGCGTTGATGATCCATCATTAAAACCAGTTCGTAGTAGTCACGCTTTGGCTCCAGCTCTTTATAATCCCCTGGTTTAGGCCTACCTCCAAAGTTAGAGGCTTCCCATAAAGAGTTTGCGAAGTTTTTCTGTTGGGTTGACATTAGTGATAACATCGTTTTAGTTGACATTGCTTTGAGCAAGTCTTTAAAATCCTCTGTAAAAGGACTACACGAATGCGTCGCCCCATTACTTACGCTGAGCTGATCTTGATTGCCTTGTTGGCCATCGGCGGCTTCCAGCTGGTCCCCCACCTGTATAGGTTTGTTTCAGATAGAGTGAGTATAGAGGTTAAGTTCAAGTAGAGCGATGGCTAAAGGCAGTCAACAGCCGCAAGTTCAGGAAGTCAAAACCCCACCTTCACAGATTTTTAAAGAGTATACTCCTTTATCAGTTCTTGCTGCCTATGGCGAAGCCAACCGCATCCAGCAGCAACGGTCTGATTATGAAGCAGCGCGGCGCGATCAAGCTACTGCAGGTTTGTTAAATCAACCTTACACTGGTACGTTTAATTTTGAAGGCGAAAAGATTGATCCAACTCGTTCGCCAGCACCATTTGATATTACCTATGCGTTTGATCCTGAAAGGAATCCGTATTTTGCAGCTGAAGCAGAATTAGGTAAAAGGCGAATTGAAAAACAAAAGGAACGTCGTGCAGAACGTAGGATGATGAGGCAGCAAGAAGAGGAAGATACAATCTTTGGCATGTCGCGTGATAAGTATCTTGATGCAATTAACAGAGTACGGCTAAATAAATAATTAGAATAGATTATCTTCTGATAAGATTTCTTCTTTCTGCTCTACCCACTGGGTATAGGTATCCATTAAAACGCTATATTCTTGGTAGGGAATAAGCATAACTGCTTTGTTATTTTCTGTTATTATTTTGTAGTGGATGTGGTTCTCAACTACATCCTCGAAGATCTCATCAAACCTTTCCTCAAGTTCCTTGTAGGTTACAGTTTTCATGAGAGCTGTGCAATTAACAATACCTTAGCAGATTTCTGATTCTGGTCAAGTTGTAAGAGTACCAAAATCAAACGTACTCTCTACACCTTCAGTTAGCAGACCAAATTCTAAGGAGTCTTCTACATCTTCAGCAACGTAACGCCAGTCGGTAACAAAACCTTCTAGGGTAATAGAGTAAGTTGTTTCTAAATAACGAATATCATTTGTAATTAAGAAGACATATTCACCTGGATCCAACATTAATGTTGGGTAGTCAGGTCTAAATTCTGGAAACTGATCACCATCTCCGCCATCAATAACTGATGCTTCTGGTACTACATATCCATCATCATTAACAACTAATTCACGACGATTGTTACCATCTTCTACTTTATAAAATGCAACCAGTGTATTACGATTTGTCTTTTGAGTTGTAGCAAACTGGCTAAAATTCTGCGTTAATTTGATTGAACGTCGTTTGATTAATTTGAAAGAATAAAAGGTGGTTTGACGACGTGACAAACCACCATGTGTATTTGAGATCCTTATCGCTTTGTATACAGGCGTGAAATCGCCCAGATTAAGAGGGTTATTAACAGAATCTCCCACGTACGGAGGCAACGGATCGCTACCGTAGTAGGAAGTCGGACCGTATGCAGTAGGTCCACTACCCCCAGTTGGATAAGCTTCGACAGTACCAAGATTTACAAAACCTAAGTTAACGGGTAATGTTGTAAGAAACCTAGCCATCTTTTAAACATAAACCAGTATACAAACCGTTTGTACGGCCACTGGCTTGGTAACGCTCTTCAATAATTTTAGCGCGTTCTGGATAGAAACCTTCCATCTCAATAGTTTCAATCAACTCATAATTCAGTTTCTTCTCTAAACAACGTAGTTCTAACGTTGCTTCTTCGATGGTATCAAACCATTCTGTTGTATGATTCTTGCCATCAATGAATACAAAACCAGCGTAACTTTTTGTAGTTAAGTGGTGGTTACTAGAAATAACTTGACTTCTTTTCGAGGTTGGCTTTTGCGTGGTCGAAGATGTTGCCATAACTCAGATTGACTGTCTCTATGTCAGTGGGTTGAGATGTTAATGTTAACTCCTTTATACGCAAATGTAAGGGGTTACAGCAGGTAATATCACAGCCTTCCTGGTGGAAGATGCGATAACGACCCGTGTAACCACGGCTTAACCAGAATGCGACGCGAGAAGCTGACTGTGTTTTAGCGGAGTGAAAGGGACTTGGCATGTAAGCAACCGTTTCTTGTCCGTTTTTCTTCGTACCTCCCAGCCATTTCCAGCATTCATCAGGACCTTTGACATCGACCTTCAACCAAAAGTTACGGACTGTCCAGTAAATGTCCATGTCAAAGTTACAAACGTCAACAGAGCAACGCCCTTTCTCAATTTCTGCCATGCAGTCCTTGCATTCACCCATCAAACCAAAGTTGTTGTGGTGTCCTGGATGACCTTTCTTATGCCATAGACAATAGCGATTAACGTTTTCTTCTTTTAATTCTTTTACTTTGTCCTCATAGTTTTTTGTATTGCAATTAAAGATGTGATCTAAGTTTTCGGTTAGCGCCTTATTCTCTTCTTCAATCATTGGAGTAGGCTCCTTCATTGCAGATTCTTCTAATGACATGATATGGAAGCTTGTAGTGTTTACTTAGCTTCTCATAGGTCCACTCACTTCTGTTACTGGTTCTTTGTTGCTTAATGGCCTCCACAATGGATGAATTGATTTCACGTCCTTTGCGTTTTGCATTCTGCATCCACACGTCCTGAGTACTGCCAAAGAAGTAGTGGGTGGGATTGATGCAGTGCTGTGAGTTGCAAAACGAATAGCGCACCACCATGTCAGGGCCATCAGCTGGAGCGTACTTGTTGGCCAGTGCCATTGCCAGGAGGCGGGCATCTTTCCCTTTGAAGAGGGGGCGTGAGGGGTGTGAACTGGTGAAGTACTTCAGTGAGGGGTGGTTGATCCGCTTAATGCACCAACATGAAGTGATTCCGAGTTCGTCTTGACACAACCTAAGACTGGTAGCAAATGAGAGGAGATCTTCTCCAGTTAGGTACTCATCTCTAAAGAATTTGAAGTAATCCAAGTTAGGGGATGAGAAGAGGGCTTCAGGATAGGCTGAGATCCCTTGCAGGTCAAGGGTTTTCAGGGAAGGCAAACGAACGAACGAGTGCGTTCAAAAAAAGCCTATATCACTCTATAAGGAGTTCTAAGTGGTTCTTAGCTGTCCGTCACATGAACGAGTAGATGTGACTGTCACCTAATAACCACTTACCACTACGTCTTAAGTGAAACCATGAAAAAAAAGACATACTCGTTCGTGCGCAGGCCACCCTTGAGAACCCCTGGGGCGCAATGGATTTGACGGGGTACTGAGCAGAACATCTGTACCCCATAATCCAACTAAAGCAAACGAAGCCCTATTCCTTGGGACCTTCTACATAGTATTGATCATATTGCTCTGCGTAGGTGATAGCGCAGTGATAAGGTTCCACGTAGCGACACATCGAACCCCCTGGAGTACAAACACGATGTACTTGGTTACCGTGTTTATCGTCCAGCAATTCAATAGTTGTACCGTGCGGCAGAGTTTGAATAAGTGACATAAGGAATTTCTATTTCCCAGTGTTACTATTGTATGAAAGGATTTCTTATAAACAATGGCATATCAAGGCGGCCAGCGCGGTTCCAAACGTGCACAAAAAGCTCAGTGGAACCCAAGTTTTCCAGGTGCTGGATTCTTGTTTGGTCCTGGCGCTTTCTTTGCTGGTCGTGGTGCTAATGCAGCAACACTTGCACCTACTGATGCGCAATTACGTGCAGAAGGTTATCGTCCTTTAGTTGAACCATTAAAAGGTCCCTTAACTGATCCAAAACCAGTTCAAGTATTGTCTGCTGGTACAGTTGCACCTAATACAACAATTGTTACCGGTTTAACTCCTCAAGGTACTGTTGACCGTAGCGGGAGTGATGAGTATCGTTCTCAGCTTGCGCAATACGGAAACCTGATTGGACAAAAGAAGACTCAAGAAGCAAAAGATCTTGGTATGCAGATCTGGATGCAGAAGTACGGCCAGACTCCTATGGGCCAAGCCGGTGGTGCAATTGGTGCCTACAACCCGCTGCTTGCGAACATGTTCCCGCAAACCGGTGGTTTTGCTGCTGGTACGCAACCTGTAGAAGAAGTGCAGATGGGCGATCTCGGTACCCGTGCTCAAGGTGAAGGCGGCTACACGATGGAAACTTTGAATCCCGTGGCGGCACAAGCTGCACAACAGGCAGCTACTGCACAGCAAGCAGACAAAGCAACGACTGTTAAGTTACCCATCCGTAATCGGGTACAGCAGTTCCTTTACGGCGGCATCTAATTATGATGATGGATAATGATTTCCCTAACGCCTTGGGCTTTTTAAAGAGCTATAGCAAAAGCCCAATCGTTGAGGAAGTTTTAATTGCTGGTTCACCTAGTTTTGAAATTGAGAAGCCAGGGTATGGACCAGCTGTTACACCAGAGATGTTTCGATTAGAGATGGAGCGGTTGTATCCAGGTTATGAGCAACGGCGCAAGATGGCAGTACCTAATTTAATGAACAAGTATGGAGTTGTTCAAGGAGTATAGGTGTGCCGACACAACTCATCAAAAGATATATTGAAGAGTTTGGTCGTTGGTTAAGAAATCAAAAGGATTACGATGACTTCGAGTACGGAACTGAAGTCATCCCTGGCGATAAAACCTGGTGCA